ATACCACAATTCAATCGACAGCCTTGCGGAGATGCAGGATCTCTGCCGTGTCTGGTATAATGATAACTATTCGACGCTTGCCCAGGTGGCAGCGTTTGATGCCATGTTCAAGGAGTTAAGAAATGACTGAACTTTGTGCATTTTGTGGGAGTGTTCTGGATGGGCACCCGGGGGAGTTGCGTGATGTTGTCATAGAGGGGTCTATATTCCTGGATCTCTCTTTAGTGGATATGAGTATAGGCAAAGGGGGGTACTGCGATTTTAGGTGCCTCTATGGGCGTCTGCAAGAACATGTAAGTTCAATACTGTATAGGAGTTGGGATTGAAATGACTAAAAATTCTGATGTGTCGTGGATACCAAAGCCCGTAAGATGTTCGCTGAAAGAATACTCAACTGCTGAATTAGTGGCGGAATTGAGCAAGAGGGATGGTGTTGAATATGCGGATATTGAGTGCGACGATGGGGTTGCAAAAACAATTGTGATACATGGATGGGTGCGGAAATGATTGATGAGAAGATATGCCCGTTTATGAGCAAAAATAAAATCTCATACATCAATGAGGATGGCGGGGAGGAAGTTGAGTTTGCTCCTGTGATCTGCCAGAAAGAGCGATGCATGGCATGGGAATCGCATCATCCGGTGGATGAATATGATACATTTGAAGGTGGGATCTGCAGGTTGATACCATGACTAAAAATTCTGATGATTGAAGAATTGGTGGGGCGGTTCCGCAACCCCATCCTGTTATTGTTGCGGAACCTGTATGCATGCGAATGGTTCAGTTGCAGGGTAAATGCAAAGGCGTTTCAGTTTCCACATGAACAGAATTTCGATCAGACCGGAGTGTACCACGGCATCGGGTTACTGCTTCCCTTCATCTTGCCACGGCATATAGTAATTTGCAACAGGAATATAAAAAAGTTTAGTTTTTGGTCTCAAGCGACTTGAGATATGCTTCCACGTCTTTCTCCAGAATCATCGTTCCTTTTCGGTGTTCGGTAAACTGGAGTGCTCCGGAGAATATGGACTTTATGTATTCTTCTGCAAGCAGGCTGGCTTTCTCAACTGCTGATTGCTGGACCCTGAACCCCGACTTTACATGTGCGAGTCTGGTGACTGCTGCTTTTGGGAGTTCGCTTGTTCTTTTACTCATGCTCTTGTTATTTTGTAATTACGCCATATAAATTTATATTACAGTGTGAAATGTTACCTGGGATATAATGGATATAGATTTTTATGCAAAGGTGGACGAGGAACTCGCGAAAATCCCGTATTGTTCGCCCAAATGCAATTATTATATGGCGTGCCCGGTGTGTGACCGGTCTGATACAAATGCTGCGCCGTGTGTGTTGCTGATGCTGGAAGAGTCACAGCGCCGGAGGTTTGTGAACCTGTATCTCCGGGGAAGGGATGGGCTCAAGGCAGAAGCAATTGAGTTGTTATTCAACCTGGCACGGAAACTGGACCTGAAACAGAATCCTGGTGACATGATAACCTATATTGACACGATACTGAAGATTGACCGGAGTTTCAAGGTAGACACCACAAAGGTTAAGGAGACACCAAAAACCGAGAAGGAAGAAGCACCACCCAGAGTAGAAGTCACCGTCACTAAGAAGGCGAAATCTAAGGATCCCGATGAGAAGATTGTGCGAAAACTCGAGAGAGAGTTGGATAATAACCCAGAGTCTCTGTTTAATTCTCCGGTTGTGGATGAAACAAAAGCTAAACTGAAGATTGGCGACTTTAAACTCCCGAATGAGAAAAAAGTTATTTCTGTGACCGTTGATGGCATTTGCGGGGCTTTGGAAGGTTCCGAGTTCGAACCGTAGGTTGGGTTTGAGGTAAGAAGAGTGGCAGATTTAAAAATTGGACTCCATGAGAATCAAATGACTGTATATCAGTCAAAAGCCCGGTTTATTTGTTTAAATTGTGGGCGTCGGTTTGGGAAGGCGTTAGATTTGAGAACGCCGATGTTATTGAGTGATTTTACTTGGACAACAATGGGGGATTTAAAAGAAGGGGATTTTATTTTTGATGAAACCGGAACACCGGTTCGGGTTTCTTATGTGTCAGAGATATATTACGACAGACCGTGTTATAGGGTGGTTTTTAGTGACGGGAGCGAGATTGTAGCAGATGGGCAGCACGATTGGATAACTGAAGACAGATCATATAGAAAGAACATTGTTAGAAATTCAAATACAAGTAAAAAGCCAGAAAAGAGGACAACAGAACAGATAAAAGCAACACTGTATGTTAAACGCAAAGACGGAAAGGTTGAATACAACCATTCAATTCCTGTTGCGTCCCCGTTACAACATCAAGATGTCGAATTATTGCTCGACCCGTATTTGTTAGGGGTGTGGCTTGGAGATGGTGGCGCTGTTAGCGGAGAAATAACTGTAGCAGATAATCAGGTAATTAAAATTATAAATTCCAGGGGGTATGAAACCCATCAATTTTGTAATATTGGATATCGCGTTTACAACGGGAAAAAATGTAATGGGAAGTATAACGGATGGAAGAAGTCGTCTATTGCGATGGAATTGAAGGAACTTGGGTGTTTTGATAATAAACATATTCCAAGATGCTATTTTTCTTCTTCTATTGAGCAACGATTAGATCTTTTGCGTGGGCTGATGGATACAGATGGGACAATTTCAAAATCTGGGCATTGCGAATTTTGTGTTTGTAATAAGCAACTCGCTGAAGATTTTAGAGAGTTGCTTTCTACACTTGGTCAAAAGTCTACAATTTCTGAAAGCGATGCCAAATTATATGGTCGTGTTACAAGCACGCGCTATAGGGTTGCATTTACACCAACATTTAATCCATTTTATTTAGATGCGAAATCTATTAGATATAAAGGCTTTTTTAAATCTGATGTTTCCCGTAGGTTTGTTGTAGATGTTATACCTATAGAATCTGTTCCTGTTAGGTGTATATCGGTTGAAAATAAAAGCCATTTGTTTCTTGCTGGAAAGTCATTAATTCCAACACACAATACCTGGTTTGCAGCGGCAAAAGTGATAATTAAGGCACTTGAGAACCCAGATGGGATATATTGGTTGGTTTCGCCTACGTTTGCCCAGACTGATGTCATGTGGCGGATGGTCCAGAAATTGCTCCCAAAGAAGTACATAAAACAGGTTTTCCTGGGTAAAATGTGTATAGAACTGACAAATGGGGCAACAATATGGGCAAAATCTGCTGAAAAATATGATAACCTTCGTGGAGAAGGTCTTGATGGGGTGGTGCTTGATGAAGCCGCCATGATACATCCGGATGCATGGTTTAAGGTCATTAGACCGGCATTGATGGACAAACTTGGGTGGGCGATGTTTTGCACGACTCCCAGGGGGAAGAATTGGTATTACAAATTATATCAAAAAGGGGTCAAAACTCATGGATCTTACAATAAAAATTGGGAAAGTTTCACGTTTTCGTCGTATGATAACCCGTTTCTTGATCGGGAAGAATTGGGAGAAATTGTCGAAGATTTATCAGAACTTGAATATGAACAGGAAATTCTGGCAATATTTCTGTCAGATGGTGGAACTGTTTTCAAAAATATTGATGCTTGCACACGTCGTCATATTTCCTCAACCTACATACCGGGTAGAATCTATACTATGGGGGTGGATCTTGGACGACACCAAGATTTCACCGTTATTGATGTATGTGATACCGTTACAAAGGAGTTGGTATATACAGAACGGTTTAATAAGACGTCCTGGTCATATATTCGGGGGAGAATTGTCCGGGCATACAACATGTATGGACGCCCCCCGGTGTTTATGGACACCACCGGAGTCGGAGATGCTATCCAGGAAGATTTAGAGAAGGAAGGTGTGAATGTTGTTAGCTATAAATTTACCCTTGAATCAAAGAGAGAACTGGTAAAGCGGCTGTCTATAGCCTTTCACAACTGTGAGATATTTATACCTGATAATCAGTCTTTACGTGAAGAGTTGGAGTCGTTTACCTATGTGCAGACTGAGTCTGGGAACATCAAGTATGGTGCTCCGAAAGGGTATTTCGATGACCAGGTATGTGCTCTTATGCTTGCCAATTATGGCATGAATGGTGGCGTTGCACTTTGTATTGGTGGTCTTGAGGAAGAGTTGAGTCAGTATGAGTATGAACAGCGCATGAAATATGTTAAGTCTGGGATAAAGGAAGATGACATTGGGGACGATTACACCGAAGATGGAACTGTATTTGATTGGTCTGGCGATTCTATGTATGATGGCGGGAGCGGTGATTACATGGATGAGATATTTGCGGATGCGTATGGAGTTGAGGAACCAGCATACCATCGTTATAAAAGAGGGGGATATATAGAGGTATGATTACCAGATTTCTGCTGGTTCATGGAACTCTTTATACCATTTTTCAAGTGCAAATGGCATTATTTCGGAACCTACGTTACCTATAAATCCGGTTAATGGTGGTTGGAAGTTTGTTCCCCCGAGTGGGAGTTTGCGTTCCCATCTCCGGTGTTTGAATGCATATTTCATGTGGAGGTATGGAATGCTGGTCATGATGTATTTGGTTCCTCCTTCGACCCCCTGGTCAAGGTTGAGCCCATCTACAACACGCCTGTATTCTGAATGTTTTCCAAATGCTTTGAGGTGTGGACATGGGTAATGATTGAATCCTGTCGCCTCGTTTTTGACTAGGAAGTGGGTTGAACTTACCATATCCATGATTGGGAAATAAATCCCAAAGTTTGGTGGAATTGTCCGGAGTTCATAATTTATGAACTGTGTCATTGGAATTGATGGGAACTCATCAATGTCAAGATGGATTACCCAGTCGCACCCGGCTCTGTATGCAAGTGTGAGGTGGGTGTTTATTTTTTCACTTTCTGCCCAGGTTTCTTCAAAATAGTTTTCGTGGGGATCTTCTGAATTCACAGTGTGAATTTTTGCAGTTGGGTGGGTGTATTGCTCACATAAGAGGTTTGAATTGTCAGTAGACCCGTCATTAAGCAGGAAAATGTGATCTACTGATAGGAACTGAAGCATGTTGAGCCACTGTGGGAGTAGGTGCCGTTCGTTCCAGTACTTTGCGAGGATCCCGACTTTGTACATATTTAAGCGTTGGTCCCGCGTGACAAATTAATATTCCTGGTAAAATGGGGTAATATTTTTAATAATTGCAGCACTGTTTTAATAAGAGGCAGGTAATGGCTGGGAAAATATCCGGGGCACCCATAAAAGAGCGAAAAATATATGAGCAATTGGATCGGGTGCCATCGGAACAACTAACAGATATACTCTTAAAGGCGTTTTCTGCCCATGAGGGGTTCACTCTCCCCATACCATCGTCAATATCGACAAACTACGAGCCAGATATTGTGGACGCGCGAAAGTGGGATGAGTTTGTTGAGTGGGAGCGGGCAATTCACCCGATATCTAATTATTACAATACTCTTGGTATAGCACGCCCATATTTTTCAAAGGCGGCCAACGACGTGTTGGCATCCACGCCATATTATGCAATATGCGAGAAGTCGATATGCGATTATATGGCTGCCCTTGAATTTGGGGTATATGACCGCGACAACCAGCATGTTGCTGATATGGACGATTTTCTTGATTATCCAGGCCCACACCGGACATTTGGGGATGTGACAAAGAAATACCTGCCTGACCTCACCCGGTATGATGCTGCGGTGATGGTTAAGACTTTTAATAGGAAGGGGAAATGTGTTGAGTTTGATTCATACCTTGGCACTGAGTTTTGGAAAGAGATTGACCGAGTGCCTGTTGGCATTAACCTTGGACATTTGCCAGCGGCACGCCAGATTGGTTATTATTCACACGGACATGTGCAGCGATATTGGCAGAGGTCTCGAACCGGGGTTTACGTATCATTTCAACCTGATGAAATTGCTTATATGTCGATGTATCCTCGGAATGATACAATATACGGCACTGATTGGATATCGTGTCTTAAAGCGCCTATACAATATCTCATAGATTCTACCCGTGCAGCAGGCAAGACGTTTCAGAATGGTGTTGTTCCGTCTCTTGTCTATAAACACCCACAAATTACCGATAGAAAGCAGTTAATGCAGCGGCTTGCCGATTTGAAAGCAAATAACCAGGGCCCAATGAAGTTTGGTGGAACCATGCATCTGGTAAAGGACGAAGAGGTAGAGACGCTTTCGCACAAACTCCATGATATGGAATGGCTTGAAGGCCAGAAGTTTATGGCACAGCTGGTCTGGTCGATGTGGGGGTTCCAGCCCCAGGAGTTTGTTGGTGAGTCTGTAAACCGTGCAACGGCATATGTGAGTCGTAACATCACCAAATCGAAGATGTTATACCCGATTATGAAATATCTCGAGGTGGTGTTCACCCGGGAGATTCTGCCGTATTGTGAGGGGTATGAGAAGGGTATGCGGTTTAAGTTTGAGGTGGAGCAGGATCTTGATGATACAATGAAGGTTGCTGAAACGAAACTTGCCCAGTCCCAGGCAGCAAAAACGATGTTTGAGATGGGGATTAAGAATCGTGATGCAGCCAGGCTGGCCGGGCTTACAAAGGAACATGATGTGGTAGAGTTCGAGGACATATCGGTCCAGGACTTGAACCAGTCACAAATGCTTGAAGGTGGGAAACCATCGGAACCGAACCGGGGAAGGAAGACACAACAATCAGGTCCTGACAAGGGGAAAGGTGGTAAAGATAAGATTAAGTTTGGAGATAAGGAAGAACGGTCTGCCGGGATAAAGAAGGCAACCACTGAAATCCGGTTGATTGGTGATGATGGGGCAGAAGTGACAATTGTTCCTGCTGGCCCGAGTGTGAGTACAAATAAGAAAGGGTGTGCATCTGAAGTTGCCCGGGGCATCATTAAAGAGGTCCGGGCAATTACGCACCACCGGTGGGATAAAATGCGGGACCCGTGTGTGTGGGACGGTGCTGTGGCAAAGGCTGTAGAAGATTTTGGACTTGTAGTATTTATGGGAGAGTAATATGGCGCAGGATGAAGCAATTTTAGTGGATGATAAAGGAGAGCCGATTGGAACAATAAAAAACCCGTTGTATATACAAACCGTTTCTATGCCGGTTGAAACAGGCGAGGAGGATGACTGATGGCAGAACGTACTGTTATATTAATTGACACAAATGGAAATCCAGTAGGTATTGAAGGAAATCCGCTGTTTGCGGTAGCATCTGGTGGTGGGTCTGGGATTGTTGTAGCATCAACACCTCCGGATAATCCATCGAGTGATACATTCTGGCTTGATAGTGTAACGACTGGATTATATCACTGGAATGAAGTTACAGAGACATGGGACCAGATTGGTGGTGGAGGAACTACTGGTGGTATTGGAGCAGTTCTTCCTGTTAATCAGAATTGTCTTGTTTCGTGGTATGATTCTAATGGCGGATATGTAAAGAATGCTGGTAAAGATGCATATGTTCCGTATGGTTTGTTTATAAGACATCCATATGGGGCGTTGATTGATAAATACAAACTCAAATTGTATGGTGCTCCTGATACTGGAACATATGGTGGGGTTGTTGATGTTCGTACATATATGTGTGCGGGGCATTCTGGGGAGTATTATGGATATGATAGGCCGGGAATTGGGTTTGTATGTAATCTTATAGATGGGGTGGATTCGTCTCAGTTTGGTGGAGGATTTTTAATATGTGGTGCTGGTTCTGCTGGTGATTTTGGAAGTAGTTCCCCAGACCCGAGAATTGCGATTGCTCTTAAGACTCGCGATTCTTCTGTAGTATACGAACCAGTTAGAATATATTCTGATTTGAAACTCCGGGCACCATATGGAATCATTGCAAAAGATGTGAATATCAATTCAGGGGAAACTTATAAAGTTAATGGGGTTCCCCATACGCATGCGTATTTGCCTCTTTCTGGTGGTGAATTATCAGGCGATTTGTCTTTAGGTGGGCACCGGATTGCAAATGTTGCATCTCCAATAGATTCGAATGATGTTGTAAATCTTGGGTATGTATCTGGGATTGCATCTGGAATTATAAATAAAGACCCGGTTTTAGATGTTGTCGCTGTTCTTCCGAGTGAGGGTCTTACTTCCGGAGATCGTTATGTATACACCGTTGACAATTCAATTGCAACGTGGAATGGGAGTTCTTGGGAATATGAAACTCCGTCTACAGGGTGGACGGTTGCAAATTTGAATGACGGGTTTTCATATAATTTTAATGGGAGTTCCTGGGTTCGACTTGCTGGTGCATCAAATCATTCTACATTACAGAATTTGTCTTTAGATACACATTTGCAATATGTGCATTTATCTAATGCAAGAACGATTTCGGCAGCACATACGTTTTCGAATTCGACTGTGCCGTTTTATGTGGATTCAGACGAACAGGTTGAAAATTTAAATGCAAATTATTTGCAAGGATATTCCGCTGCAAATTTCGCAAATGCTTCGCATGGGCACAATCTTGTAGATTTGCTTGATGTTGTGGTTGCGTCTCCTACTGATGGTCAGGTTATAACATATTCTGAAGATTTGGAGAAGTATATCAATGCAGACCCGGTTGGGGCATTGGTTATAAATCCAAACCACGAATTTGCAGATGTTGCAGAACGAGATGCGTATTTTGATGTTTTCCCGGATGAACTTGTTGATGAAGTTCTTGTTATTGTGGGGTCGGTATATCAGCAGTATGATTTGAGTACAACTGCGTGGAAAGATAGAACTGCAATTGTCAGGGGGCCGAAAGGTCTTGATGGCAGGGATGGTGTGGATGGTGCAACCGGACCACAAGGTATACAGGGAATACAGGGACCACAGGGAGTGCAGGGAGAACAAGGAGTAGCTGGTGCTCCTGGCACGAATATCGTAATGCGGGGGTCTGTTGCAACTGTTGGTGATTTGCCAATAACTGCAGCATCTTGGGATGGATATTATTGTGAAGCCGATACTGATTGTTATGTATATGTTGATGGCTCTTGGGTGAATGTTGGCCCGATAGTTGGTCCAATGGGGCCACAGGGAATACAGGGACCACAGGGAATACAGGGACCACAGGGGTTGCCTGGTGAGAAGGGAGACAAAGGAGATACTGGTGAGCCTGGCCCACGTGGACCACAGGGACCACAGGGTATACCGGGTCTTGGTTCTGAAGCCTGGGGAGATCAGGTTGAAGGGATTGTAGATGCCCCCCCGG